GAGATCGATCTCATCATCTTTAAGATGTGGATACAGTTCTCGTAACTGTTTCTTTAAGGCTGATGCACCGGCTTCTTTCTTTTTAGGTGCGATCCAGTTGTGCCGCATTGCACCCATGCCCGGGCTGACTGCTGTGGCCATGAGCCATTGCAGTTTGGGATGCCGATGCATGGTAAAGAAGTGCTTGTTTAGATAATGATTCACACTCTGCACATAGTATTCCTGGATCTCTCGGCTGCCGTCCACAGCTGATCCCCAACGCACCATGAGGAAGGTTGAGAACTTCCGGCGTTCTTCCACCGTGAGTTCATCATAGAAGTCACGGTTCTTTGCGTCCAGTTCTCGCATTTCATTACCAATGTTTAGTTTGTCGCTCATTTTGTATTGGTCAAGTGATAGATCATTATAGCACGTTCCAAGGCATCTTGTAAAGCAGGATTGGTGCGGGCTGCTCGATGAATATCACCCCACAACTTGGCTTCTTTTATTTGTTCTCGCAAAGGTCTGCCGTCACTGGTTCTGCAATCATACTCATGCCCCACTTCTGTTCGTGTGGCAGGATCTGCACCTGCTTCGCGAGCATACACAGTATCGCCGTCGCGTTCGTAAATCAGTGTGGCAGCAGGCTTCAACTGTCCCATCACCAGGCTCGATTGTAATCCACTATCTCGCAGTTGCGGCTGATGTCTTTGACGAAATACACACAGTCTGGTTGCTCTGCGTCATTTATGGGCACACACAACATCTGCCCATTCTTTAGCTTGGGTGCATACCATGCCACTTCTTGATATACGTCAATGATTTCCAAGCTGGGAAAACTGGGCCGGAAACTGCTGAGTGGATTGAATTGAAACACTTTAAAACCACGATCATTCACACTGGTGAGTGGCAGCATTTCTAGATCTCCTACTTCAGGTTCACCAATTAGGATCTGCCAGTCCACGGGCATTTTGATCTTGAAATCACCTATCTGTAATACCAAGGCAGGGGCATTGAAACTTTCCAAAAAGATTAAAGGAATGTAATGATAGTCTGGATTGGCCGGATCTGAATTATCTAGTATGGCAAATCTCATGTCATCTACCTCTTCAGGCAAATGGTCGAGATCATAGGGTCGGTTGTCTAATGTAAGGATACGCATGAGTTTATTGTATATTATAGTTGTGAAGAATGCAACCTATTGCCATGCCAATTTTTCCTGAGTGTATGGATAGTTAGCTTCATTGTAGAACACCTTGCGTTTGGTCAAGTGTCGTTTGCTGAATTTGCATGTTGAGGTGATATCCCAGATCTGCACATGATCTTTATCTTCTGCCTTGCGGATACCACGCCCAATGGATTGTATCACTCGTGTAAAACTCTTGCCGGGCTCGATCATTACCAAGTTAAAGATACGTGGAATATTGATACCCACTGCTGCCACACCGTATGTGGCCACAATGATCTTGTCTGTACTGATAGCCACTTCATCATATTCATCCTGTCGGGCTTTGGCCTTGGTCGCACCCGACACAAACACAGCACGGTCACCCAATCTTGAGACCAGTTCGTGCCCTGCTGCCACGCGATCCACTAGCACTAGCGTATTTCCTGTTTCATTCACTTGCAATACCAACTGTGCGATGGCATCCAATCTACCAGGTTCTTCCAATAGATATTTCAGCTCTTCTTGGTAGGTCTTGTGCTCGCGTATGTCTACCAGCTGTACAACATTCACATGGCACTGCGCCAACACACCGCGATCCTGTAGTTCACTGGCAGCCAGTCTAGATATCACGGGACCCAGGCTCACCAACAGGCTCTGGCTTTCAAATAGTTCTTTTGGAATAGTTCCTGTGAGTCCCCAACGAATTGGAACTTGCGCCATCACGCCCGTTAATAGAGTTTTTAGTGCGTCTGCTTTGGCCATGTGTACTTCGTCTACTATAACGCATACAACATCTTCAAGAAATTCCTGGATGGTGCAATCACCCACGCCATTCTTGGTGTTCTTTAAAAGATTATTTAAGCTCTGCCATGTGCAAATGGTGTGATGTCTACCATATTCTTTTCTGTCACCAAAATACACACCCACATCCAATTCCATATTGATGTAGTCTTTTTCTGTTTGTGTCACAAGACTTTTGTTGGGCACGATAACGATACTGCGACCATACACACTCACAGCATCGCTCAATGCTGCTGTCATGATGGTCTTGCCTGCACCTGTGGCCACTTCCTGCAAGCATTGTGGATTGGCTAAAAAGTTGTTCACGATCTCCACTTGATAGTCACGCAACAGTATGGGTTGACCCTCTGCAGGATGTCCCCGGGGCCATTTGCGATCCTGATATGTGGTTTCTACAACTTGGGTGAAATCAAATGTGGTGGTGTATGTGCGTTGATCGTCCAGCTCGATATCGTAGTTTTGTTTTTCTAATATAGGGATGATCTCAGGTAAAAGATTCACATAAGTGCTGCCTCCCAATTGGAAGTAGGCCACTTTGCCATCCCAACGACCCAGTCGCACAGCAGGAAGATAGCGAGCGTAGGGAACATCGTATTTGAATTTCTTCACTAGATCTCTGCGAGTGTCAAGATCCAGGCCTTCGATCTTTATATTCACTTCGTCGCGTATGATTATGGTTGCTCTTTTCATCTGTTGATTATACAACTTTGTTAGACTTTTTGCGACCTGATTAAAGAGTCACATAGTTCAATGGACGATTTGATCGTAACAGTTGTAAAAATTTATCAAAGTCCACCACATGACCAATCACAACTCTTCCCAACATCTGCTCCAGAGACCACGATGGCAGGTTCCAATGTTTGCACCAGGCACTTTCGTAATAGGCCCACCACTTGAGAAAATTCTCAATGTCAACTGGGTCTATTTTGGGCCGCGATTGGATTGTTATTTCCAATCTGGGTTGCAATTTCAAATAAGGTTTGGCCAATTGGCAAATACGATCAACATCGTTGGGTTCTTGGCTCTTCCAATAACCGTAAGGTGTTTTTCCTAGCTCTGCCCAGCCCACTGTGACGTCCCCGGGCCTTGTATCAAGTCTCAGTTGATCCAATAGTGTGTGATCAATATCCAACAGCAGCGGCCCGGCCAATTCTCTATAATCTATTGTCAAAATTTTGCCGCGATCCAGTTTGATTAGGTCCCCGCATAAATGAATGTGTTCATGAAAGTCAAGCCATTGAGGCCTACCGTTGTAGTTTTTTTCATAGATCTCATGAAGGTGATTGAGATAACTCTGCTGATCGCATTGTTCTGGGTCAATCTCAATGCTCAATTGTTTTGCAAAACTATGCAGTTGCATAATCGTATCACCAATGGTGGTCTGATCAATGTAGAAAGGATAGTCCCAATCATGTATGGGCAATGGCACATGTTGCAAATGTTTGTAACATCTCACAATCAGATCGGTGGTGGGTCCCGGGTATAGTTCTATATCCACAGTACCAGTATCAAACACCATCTTCATCTTGTATTTATAAGGACGAAATCACAGTCAAAAAGACAGGTGCCATTTAGACACCTGCCATAAAAGAGTCGCCGGGCTAGAAATTCACTGCGACTCTGTTTCGGGGCTTTACGCCATGACCTTGCTATTCCTGTGAGATTGGCACTACTCGGAATCCTGTTTCCTCAGCTTCATCGGCCTCATATGTGCTATCCACAGTGTACAAAAACAAATCACCATCCCAGATTTCAAACATATCGTTTCCTTAAAAAATTGCAGTCATCACTCGACTCAGATACCAGGCACTGATGAACAAACAGATCCATCCTGATATGGGTGCGTCTTGCTCAAAACTCACTTTGGCAAACCACCCATTCAACAGCATCCAAACAATCGACACCGCCATGTCAGTCTGCTGCTTTCATGCAGGTGGTCTCTGCAAGACGGCGCCAGTTGTCGGGGCTCAGCTTACGCAGATCTGCAATCTTCAGCGCCATACGCAGGCTCATTTCACGCAGGCGAACTTGGTTGGTTTCCATGAACTCAAAAATGCTGTCTTGTGTTTCGGGCTCAAAGTCGTAGCCATCAAACAACACACCGTCTTTAGCAATCTGCTTGATACGCAAGATCTTGTCACGCATGGTGTCCAAGGTCAAGTCCAAGTAATGGCAACGACTTTGCAGTGCATCCAAGTGATCTCGCAGTTTCTGCGATTTCATCTTGTCAAACTTCAAGTTGGTGATAAAGATCACGCTGCCTTTGAAGTCAAAACTGTCTGGGATACCTTCGCGACGCAGAGTGCTGGATTCTGATAACCAGGAGATCTTGCGCTTCTTGCCAGAGTCCAGTGCGCCTTTC